CTTCAACTAGTGTACGTAGAACGGATACGGTATAATCAATGAGTTTACGTTCATCATTTGTATGTTCATCACCGAGACTGCTAAGAGCCATGTGAAGATGGTCAAGGATAATATAATCACAAGCGCACGCCTTTGCCATATATCTAATTTTTGCGATAAGATTGTCGGCAACAGTAGAACCAAAATGATTATACAAATAAAAATTACCATTACCCACAGTTGCATCGTAGGTATCTCGAAGTTCATCTTCTTTTATTCCCTCTCTTGTTAAGTGTAGTGGTTTATGTAAGCTCACTCCCATAATGCCGAGTGAGGTGCGTTTGATACTTTCCTCAAGGGCTATGTATCCAACTTTAAAATCTTTTTGTAATAAATGCAGAGCTACGTGTCGGCAGAAAGAACTCTTACCTACACCTGAGCCTGCTGTAATTGTAACTAACTCACCTTTACGTAAGCCGTGTGTTTTAATATTGAGTGCTGGGAACGGATAATCAACAGTAACGTACTCATCTTCTGTATTAATTGTGTCCCAAATATCTGTACCGCAAACTATGCCATCAGGTCTATATGGTTTTGCTGACCAGATACAGTCTGTAAGTTCTTTAAACTTACCAGCAACTATCATTTCGTTTGCGTCTTTAAGCGGCAGCGTACATATTTTAGCTTTGTTAGGGGAGAACAATCTAGCACACTCTGCTGCCGCCTTTTTGCCTGCATCATCTTGGTCGAAACACAAGACAACGCTGTCAAAATTCTCAAGCCATTCTAATTCTTTTGATATATCTTTTTTTGCACCAGCAGCTCCTGTCTTAACAGAGACAACTGGAAATTTGTTACTCCAAAGTTTAGATACACTTAAAGCGTCAATCTCTCCTTCAGTTATAACAACCATCTTACCTTTGCTTCCCCAAAGGTGCTGTCCGAATAGTGTAGCTTGCTTTGCGTCACCCAACCATTGAAATTCTTTAGAAGGGTAACGCAGCTTTTGTGCAACCAACTCTCTATCAGAGTTGTAATAGTTTGCTACTTGACAAGGTCTACCAAAGTATTCACCTGTGCCATAATTAAATTTTTGTACTGTATTAAAATCTATTTTTCTCGATGCGATTTCATTAACATCGCTTGGTATTAAATCTGTATTTGTTTTAGTTTGTGATGTGTTCACTTCATTCTCCCGTGTTACTGCTTGACAACCAAAGCAATAAGTATGTCCATCATCATAAACCGCTACGTTATCTTTGCTTCCGCAACTGTCGCAGTTAGTGTGATATAAAAAATTACTCTCTGTCATTTATTATTTGTGTATGTATTTGATTTACTTGTAAGCGCAACGTGTCCACTTCTGCTGAACACCAATCCGCATCAAGATAGTTGTATTGATTTACTAAAAAAGCAGTAAGCAAAAGAATGCCTACAACTTGTGTAAGAAGTCTAAAAGTCATAAAAAATTTTCTGTTAAAATATTAGGATTAAATGAAAAGAGCCCAAGAGTGGCCAACCGAAGTTGTGTCTCTTGAGCTCCAATCAAACAAACTTGCCTAATTCTGAAACTTCAAAACTAGGGCAAGAAGTATCAGCCACATCTCTGTGACCAACAACTGTAACTTTACCATAGTGGGATTTTAATTCAACTAATAGAAAATGAAGTGAATTAAATTGCGCTAATGTATAATTACAATCTAATTCTTCTTTACTATTTTTTCCTCCAACTAGGCAAACTCCAATAGAATTCTGATTTGAAACATCACCTTTAGTTTTAACATGAACACCACAGGTATCAATGTTTCTTCCGTCTTCTATTGTACCATCACGTTTTATAATTTTGTGAAAGCCAATACTTAACAATCCATCTTTACGATGTAAGGTGTCAATATCTTTTGCTGATAAATTTTCAGCAGATGTAGTTTGCGAAGAATGTACTACAATAAATTTTGTAGATACTCTCTTATTACTCATAACCACTCTTTCGGAAGGTGCTTATCAGCATGCGGAAACTTATTCTTATCGCACCACATAGCATAAGTCGTTGTAGACTTTTTGCTTATACGTGATTTTGAATTGCTGAATATGAAACGGATGTCTAAATCAGGATGTTGTTCTTTTACTAAGCGCATCTTTTGGCGGTCAGCACTTGTAAATAATCCTTTTGTTTCTATAAATATTTTTTGCTTGGGTAGGTAAAAGTCAGGAGTGTAAGTGTGAATTTTCTGAGGCTTTGTATATTTCAACTTAGTCTCTTCAAACTCAAACTTAACACTCTCTGTCTTTAACTCGCTGGCTATTCGTTCCTCTAAACCAGAACGAAATCCATACCGCAGGCCGACTTCCTTAGAAGTCAAAAGCTTGCTGGCTCTCCTCATCTGCTGGCGTTTCAGATATGGATTGCTCGTAGCCTTCCTCTTCGCCGAAGCCGTATCCTTTGGCATTGCCTGCTCCTCCTTCTACTAATTTGGTTATTTGAACTGCTCGTAGTCTCATAGACACGCCAGCCCCAACCATTGCAGTAAAATATGGAACGAGTTCTGCACTTACTTTCATTTCACTTCCAGACCAAACATTACAATCGACCATTGGTTTTCCCTTTGAGTCAAAGATTGCAACCTTGTTAGGAATTATCTTCCCGTCTCTAGTTGTGATTTGGGCTTTAGTTTTAAATTTAAAAACCGTAGAACCTGTAGGCTCTCCATTATCATCCACTTCGTCTTCAAACGGTGCGGGTGCAGTTTTTATATTTTTACCTTTAGCTTTCTCTTTAGCAAGAGCAACGCTTTTAGTAAGTTCTTCGTTGATAGCTCCTTTAAGAGTATCAGCGTCTTCGCCAGACAAAATCAGATTTGTTTTAAAATGTCCAATTTCATCAAACCTTGTATCAGGTTGTGTTAGCCAAGCATATTGACTAATACCAACACCTGATACAATTTTCGTATAATTATTTTTCAAGTTATTATTCCTCATATAATTAAAATTAAAAACGTAAAAATGTTCTACGTTCATATAAGGGAACTTATGTATCCTTTATCGGATAGCACTTTTAAGCAAAGAAAAATTCACTTTGCCGTAACAACTCGACATCTAATTTACCTTTACGTGGAAGCTCGGGTAACTTGTCACGATTTTTTTCTGGAACGAGTTCTGATATACCATTTTTAAAATCTGCAAGCACATCATTTTCTGTAAACACCTTAACAAAAGCATCACGTAAAGTTTCATTTAATAAATGTACGTCTGCTGCTGTAGTGCCGAAGCTGTCGTGCACATTGCAAAAGTTTTGTATTCCTTTTTCTTGTGCAAGATTAACTGTCACCATCATACACGCGCTGTCTAAGCTGTGTACAAAGTTAGCAGCAACACCATTGACCATTCTTCTACGGTCAGTAGTGTCGAGCTCTGTGTTAACACGTGGTTTTATTACCTCACCCATAAGCATTGCTTTCACTCGCATTGACCTGACTTCCGGGTAGGATTGCCAGATAGGAAAGCCAACAGGATTTATCCAATGGATAGGTAATTGGTCTTTACATACTACGCGTGCAATGGCTTGTAAGAAATCCATGCCCTCACGTGCAGACTGTAGGTTGTCACCAATACTTTCCCAAATGAGGCCTGCAAGATAAACTGAAGGCTTTAATTCTTCTTGTGTAAATGGATGTGGTTCACCTTTGTCTTTACGTTTTTGTAAATCTTCTCTTACAAAGTCTGTACAACTAAAGCGTGTGCTGCCATAACAGATAGTCATAATGCTACGCTTAGTTGTAGACCTTTTGACACCATAGTTAAGCCACGCTTGTGCGTAAGGTTTACCATTAGTAGCATCTTGCCGTAAGCGTTCTTTTACATTATCAGCAATCACTTGATAGATGTCTTGTGGTTTATCAGTGACTGTAAGGTTTACAAGTTCACCGGCTTTTTCATCTTTTAACATAAGCGAGTAAAGCTGTAAGCCATTACAACTACCATCAACAGCTACAGGTATGTGCGAAACATAACCCTCACCTTGCTCCTTGTACTGCTTCCATTCATTACAGAATGCCAAGAATTGATATGGGCTATCTGCATCGTTCCATTGTAAGTTTGCTATTGGGTCATCACCACACGCAACAATCCAATCTTCATTCTTAACAACCCACTGATGCCTGTCAGCAAGAGAGACTTTATCCTCCCCCCAAGTATTTGCACCGTGTACAGCTAACCAAAAAACACCTTTGTTAGCAGTTGTAATAGGCTTGCCTGTAGAAAATTCTAGCAAAGCTTTTGCTCCACCTATAGATTGATAATTAAGAAACGCTGGTACACAATACACACGACCACGAAAGTCCATCTGTAATGGATAATATATTTTCTCATACTCTCGAAACTTTTGTCCTGCATGTAATATTTTAGAAAATAATATTCTTTTAGACTTAGTCCGATTGTTTTCAGTGTGAATAATACTTGCTTGTTTCTTGTATTCTTTACGTGACTCCGCATTAGTGTCAATGTCGTGCGGTTTGTTTGGTAAGTCCTTCAAGTATGAGGATGGCATTCCGCCCCAATCATGGCCGTTGTCCCAAGCATGGTTCATCACATCTAAAACAAACGTATTAATCTTAAAAGGCGTATTCTGCATAGTATTAACTGCATTATAGACCTCTGGCATCTGAAAGTTCTCCAGTTCCTGTTTAAAACGCTTATTCTTCTGTTTAACAAGGTCTAATGGTGGCATTTCAGATGTCCAATATGCGCCACCTTCTACTCCTGTCCATTCCTTAGGTTTCATAACACAAGGTAAGTATTCTGGATTTAATAAATCATTAAAATTATTACGCTTACTAATCCACTCAGCAGTCTTTTGGGTCTGCCTTATGACCTTAGTTTTCTTTCTTTTAATAATATCGTGACCGATTTCTATTAGACCTGTACTAGTACACATAAGCTCAACTAGTCTGATACCCACATGAAGCTTCTCTG